TTTCTGGAAGGGTGCGATAGATCTTACTCCAGCATCTGATACTTGGGTTGACACAGTAAGACTTGAAGCAAAAGTCATAGAGGTTGAAGGAAACTTTGCTAAAACAATAAAAGAGGCAGAGAAAACTCAGGGTCTCGATCCTCAAACAGGATTGACTGAGATGATATGGCAAGGTTGGCAAACTGTTTGGACAGGAACTGAAAGAAATATAAGAACAAATACCCGAACAGAAGAAGTAGACAGAAATGTTGATGTGAATTCTCAACGTAGAATTGAAACTTCTACCCTTAATACAATTCAAGATACCTTTACTGATAACTTCAGAGTTGGAACATCTACAAGACAAGGTTCACGAGAGTTAATTACTGAAACATATGATCAAGAATCTCTTGGTGATAGAACAATCAGTAAGGAAGTTATACCTATAATGAGATCAAGAAATATCGCATTTGAGGGTAAAGGATTTAAACCACAAACAAGAGTTTACGGATTCTTTGATGGAGTCAATGTGACTAAACATTGTGTTCCAAAACTTCTTGAAATAAACATGAAGTCTGGTGTATTCCAAGTAGGTGAAACAGTAACAGGAACTGTAACTGATGGTGGAATTAATTCAGCTAAAATAACATTTAGAGTTGCAGTATCAAACCATAAAGAAGGCCCTTATAATTCTCCAACAAGAGTATATGCAACAAGTCCATATACATCTACCACTGGAGCAACACAGTTAGAGACATACTCAGGTGCTGCTGGTTCAGTTCAATTATCAGGATCTGGAAGTGTAGCGATTATTCCATCTACTTATTCCTCAACATCAACGATATTAAATATTGATATAATTTCCCTCTCAGAGCAAGCACAAGGTGCTTATTTTGGACAAGTTACCACTGACATGGTATTGAAAGGTAATACTTCAGGAGCTGAAGCGGTTATTACTGATGTAAGATTAATCTCTGATTTCTCTGCTTCCGTCTTTGGTAGTTTCTTTATACCAGATCCAAATATACCAGTAAATAGTAGATTTGAAACAGGAAAGAGAGAATTTAGATTAACTGATAGTCAGACAAATGACATTGATTCTTCAACAACAGTTGGTAGTGATGTATTTGAAGCGACAGGAACTCTTGAAACTGTTCAGGAAAATATCCTTTCTGTTAGAAATGCAAAACGTGAAACACTTACTTCCACTCAGGATAGACCAGCAAGACAATTTATTGGAACTGATGTCAACACTGAAATTATTGGAACTCAACCATTAAGAAGAGTAGAAGAATTTGATCAAGACGATCCATTAGCACAATCATTCTTTGTAAGTGAAAATAGTGGTGTTTATATTACAAGTTGTGAGGTTTACTTCTCGGCAGTTGATGATAATAACGTTCCTGTTCAATTAGATATAAGAACTTTAAAATTAGGAGTTCCATCTCAAGAAGTTCTTCCATATTCACAAATATTACTTGATCCAGATCAAATTACAACATCATCAAACGGATCAGTTGCAACTAAATTTACATTTAAATCACCAGTTTATTTGTCACCTGCAACTGAATATGCAATTTGCATGTTATCTGCATCAGCTAAATACAGAGTTTTCATATCAAGGATTGGTGAAAATGATTTAATTACAGATGAATTTGTATCAAATCAACCTACATTAGGATCATTATTTAAATCTCAAAATGCATCAACATGGGAACCAAGTCAATGGGAAGATTTAAAGTTTAAATTAAATAGAGCACAATTTGTTACATCAGGATCTGCTGAAATCTATAGTCCAATACTTGGTGAAGGTAATGCTCAAATTCCTAAATTATTACCAGATTCTCTTAGAATGAACTCTAAGAAAATAAGAGTTGGTATATCTTCAGCTTTTGCTGCTGGTATACATCCTACATTAGGAAATACAATTTACCAAACTGTATCTAATGCAACTGGTGATTTTGTAGGAAGTGCTGGTATTGCAACAGGTAATTTGGGAGTAATAAGAGCAGGATTGGGATACACTCCAGCTTCTGGAAATCGTGGTTTAATAGGTATTGCTTTAACCACTATCACAGGTAGTGGTAGAAACGCAACTGCAAATGTTCACTTTGATGGTGGAGTTGCTGTTGCGGCGACAATTTCAAATGGTGGAATTGGATATCAAGTCGGTGATATTGTAGGTATCTCTACCAATCTTGGTATTAATGCAAGATTATCAGTGGCATCTATCGGAAATACAAGTGAACTTATACTTGAAAATATTCAAGGTGAATTTGCAACTGGAGCTGGATCAACATTAATGTATGGAAATACACTTGGTAATGCAGGATTTGGTAGTGCAATCACAGGTAATGGTGGAGAGATTGGTGCATTTATTCCTGCGGGAACAATATCAACTATAACTGATGGTTTACACATTATAGTTAATCACAAAAACCATGGAATGTATCACGAACAGAATAGAGTGATTATATCTGGAGTTGAAAGTGATATATTACCATCTAAATTATCTGTTGATTACGCAATAGATTCTACAGATGATATTACTGTTGACAGTTCAACTGTGTATAGTAATTTTGAAAATGTTGGTGTTGCATCTACTAATCCCGGATATGTTAAGATTGGAAATGAAATTATTAGATATGAAGGTGTATCTGGTAATACACTAACTGGTATTACAAGGCAACAAGATTCAACTCTTGCTGCAAATTACACATCAGGATTATTAGTTGAAAAATATGAATTGAATGGCGTATCTTTACGTAGAATAAATCAAACTCATAATCTAGCAGATGTCACTGATTCAAATCCAATAACATTTGACTCGTATAAAATTAAATTAGATATGGGTTCAAATGGAATTGGTAGAACAAGCGTTACAACTTCAGATTTCCCACCAAGATTATTCTTAAATGGAACAAAATCATCCGGTGGTTCAAATATACGTGCAACACAAAACATGCCATTTGAAGTTATCACACCTATGGTTCAGAATGTCACTGTTCCCGGAACTTCTCTCAGTGCTAACTTGAGAACTGTAAGTGGAACAAGTGTGAATACAGGATCTGGTCAAGGATCAGATACACCATTTATTGTTCAACCAACAGAAAGTATCGCTTTAAATCAAATCAATTATTTGAATTCACCTAGAATAATTGCATCAAGAGTAAATGAAATTAACAATGCAACTATAACAGTATTACCGGGAGATCGGTCATTAAATATGACACTTGATCTATCAACTACTGATAGTCGTATATCTCCTTTTGTTGATACTGAAAGAATGAATACAATTCTTACCTCAAATAGAGTTGATAAATTAATTACTAACTTTACTGAAGATAGTCGAGTCGATACTCTTACTGAAGATCCATCATCATTCTTGTATATTTCAAAAGAAAATACATTAGAAACATCTGCTACATCAATCAAGATTATACTTGATGCACATATTAATGAATATAATGATATAAGAGCGTTCTTCTCAATTAGCGAGAATCAGGGGTCAGAACCGATATTCATACCGTTCCCCGGTTTTGATAATTTAAATGAAAGAGGACAGGTGGTTGCACTTGATAAGAGTGATGGAAGACCAGATTCAAAAGTATCATTATCAGATGCTAGTGGATTTGCATCTGAAGAATTACAATATAAAGAGTATACATTCAGTATTACAGATCTACCCTCATTTAAATCATTTAGAATAAAATTATTAGGATCATCAACCAATCAAGCTTATGTTCCTAGATTCAGAAGTTTGAAGGTGATCGCTTTAGCATAATGAGTTTTATTAAAGTAAAAGATAATGAGCATTTAGTTAGAGATACTAATTCAAATTGCATCATTAATACAAACAAGTCTGAGTATGAGGAGTATCTATCTCGTCGTAAACTCAAACAGTCTGAAAAAAATAAAATTGAAAATCTTGAAAAAGATGTATCTACTTTAAAAAATGATATTGGTGAAATAAAAGATCTCTTAAGGAGTTTAGTAAATGGCAACTAAAAAGATAACATTTGATCCAGAGGCAGGAGTTGCATATCCATGCGATTTGATATTAAATGTTGGTGCAGATTTTAGTGCATCATTTCAAGTTGTTGATACTTCAAACACTGGTTTTAATTTTTCCACCACCAATTCAGTTGGTCTTGGGACAACGACTGGATGGACAGGATCATCTCAAATGACAAAGAGTGTTGCAGTTGGATCAACTGCTTTTCCTGATGCGACATTTAGTGTTGGAATTGATACTACTGCATCAGTTGGTTATGGATTTACAATATCATTAGGTTCAACTGCGACAAGAAGTATAAAGGCTGGGAGATATGTATATGATGTTTTAGTCGGTTCAGGATCGACTGTGTATAGAATTGTAGACGGTAACATCATCGTAAGAGGTGGTGTATCTTCCGCACCATAAATATTGATAGAGGTATTGTGTAATGGCTCAACCAACGAGTAGATCAACATTAATCGATTATTGCAAAAGGCAACTGGGTGCCCCAGTGCTTGAAATTAATGTTGCGGACGAACAAGTTGAAGACTTGTTAGATGATGCTCTTCAATTTTATCAGGAGAGACATTATGATGGTGTCATACAGACATACTTAAAGTATCAAATAAGACAAGTAGATGTAGATAGAGCAAGAGGTAGAAATGGAAATAACCCAGTAGGAATAGTTACAACATCAACGTCTACATCGATCGTTGGTGTGACAACTACTTTTACCTTTGAAGAGGATAGTAATTATCTTGAGATGCCATCTTCAGTTATTGGAGTAAATAAACTTTTTCACTTTGATGGATCTAACACAGTTACTAATAATATGTTCAGTGTTAAGTATCAATTGTTTTTAAATGATGTTGCATTTAATTTAGGATATGCTGGCATATTGAACTATGCAATGACAAAAAGGTATCTTGAAGATATTAATTTTGCCCTTACAACAGAAAAACAAATAAGATTTAATCAAAGACAAGATCGTTTATACATGGATATAGATTTTGCAAGTGTTGATGTTGGTGATTTTATTATCATTGATTGTTTTAGAATAATTGATCCGGATGATTTTACTGGTGTTTACAATGATTACTTTTTAAAAAGATATTTGACAGCGTTAATGAAAAGGCAGTGGGGTCAAAATCTTATTAAGTTTCAAGGTGTTAAATTACCCGGTGGTATAGAATTGAATGGAAGACAAATATATGATGATGGTCAAAGAGAACTTGATGTCATAAGAGAGCAAATGTCAAATACTTACGAACTTCCTCCATTAGATTTTATAGGTTAATGATATGGTGCTCAATCCGTTTTTTCAACAAGGATCTAAAGGCGAACAAAATTTAGTTCAATCATTAATTAATGAGCAACTACAAATGTATGGAGTGAATGTTCACTACATGCCACGAAAGTATGCGAAAACAAATACAATCATTAAAGAAGTAATAGAATCAAAGTTTGATGATGCGTATCCTATTGAGGCTTACGTTGAGTCTTTTGACGGTTATGGTGACAATCCCACCTTGCTTTCTAAATTTGGAATACAGCAAACTAATGAATTAACATTAACTATTTCAAGAGAGAGATTTGAAACGTATATATCTCCTTTAATAAAAAATGAAGAAAATATCAAACTATCAACAAGACCAAAAGAGGGTGATTTAATTTATTTTCCTCTAGGTGATCGTTTATTTGAGATTAAATATGTAGAACATGAGCAACCTTTTTATCAATTACGTGATACTTATGTTTATACTCTTCGTTGCGAACTCTTCCGTTATGAGGATGAAGTCATCGATACTGGAGTTGGTGAGATAGATGATACACTTGCTGCAACAGAAGGTGTTGATGGTGAAGATTTTATCATAGGTGGAACACAAGTTTTAACATTAGTCGGAACAGCATCAAGTGCATCTGCGGTAACTACTGTAGTAAATGGTGGTATTCAATTTATTGATATAACAAATCGTGGTAGAAATTATTTGTTTGCACCTAGAGTTGCTATTTCTTCAGCACCTACTGGTGGTGTGACAGGTATTGCGACTGCTAATTTAAGAAGTGGTATTGTTGTTTGCACGGGTGCAGCAGAGGCATCAAATTTAAAAGCATCAGTCGTTCAAACAATAAATCTAGTAAATCCCGGATCAGGATATACAACTGGGCCTGATATACAAATATTTGGTGGTGATGGTGTAGGTGCTGCTGCAACTGCTGGAATGGCAAATGGAACTATTGGTATTGTAACTATAACAGGTGGTGGTTCCGGATATACAACAACACCAACAATTACTTTCACAGGACTATCAACAGTATCTGCTGCTGCAACTGCGATCGTATCAACTGCAGGAACCATAAGTGCAATTCATATAACAAATGCTGGTGCTGGATACTCAACACCTCCAACAATTGCAATCGATCCTCCTGCTGCAAGTGATGCATCTGGTAATTTCCAGTTTAATGAGATAATCACAGGTGGAACAAGTGGAGCAACCGCAAGAGTAAGAAAATGGAATTCTGTGACAAGTGAATTAGATATATCAAATGTAGAAGGGACGTTCCTAAGAAAAGAAACAGTTACTGGTGGAACTTCAGGTGCAGTTCATACAATTCGACTTATAGATCTTACAAACTTTGATGATGGGTTTGGTGATAATGATGACTTTGAAACTGAAGCAGATGCGATCATCGACTTCTCTGAGGGCAATCCTTTTGGGCAACCATAAATAATATCGTATAGGTGCAAAAATGTTTGAGTATTTTTACAACGAAATATTAAGAAAAACAATTATTTCATTTGGAACGTTGTTTAATGATCTCTCCATTAAACATACAGATTCTGATGGAAATAAATCAGTAACAAAAGTTCCATTGGCATACGGGCCAATTCAAAAATTTCTAGCGAGATTGGAACAAGCACCAGATTTAAATAAGTCAACAGCAATGACATTACCAAGAATGTCATTTGAATTTAATGGACTTACTTATGATTCAAGTAGAAAAGTTACAACAACACAACAACTTACTGTTAAAGATCCAAATACTGATACAGTAACTAAAAAAGTTTTCATGCCTGTCCCCTACAATATGGCATTTGAACTTAACATAATGACAAAATTAAATGATGATGCACTTCAGATTGTTGAGCAAATACTTCCATTCTTTCAACCATCATATAACGTCACAGTCAATCTTCTTTCTGAAATAAATGAAAAAAGAGATATACCTGTTGTTTTAGAGAGTGTTACATTTCAAGATGAATATGAAGGAGATTATACTTCAAGAAGAGTTTTATATTACACACTAAGATTCACAGCAAAAACTTACTTGTTTGGCCCTGTTACAACAGCGACTGCAGATATCATTAAATCTACATCCATCCGTTATCTTGCTGGTGGAGCACGAAGTCTTGAGAGAGATATTACTTACTCAGTTACACCGAGAGCAATTAAAGATTATACTGGCGATGTAATAACAAATCTTGCAGAAGATATAGACGGAGTTCAAACAACATTTAAGGTTGATAATACCACCAATCTAAAGACAGACTTTTATGTTGTTATAGATAATGAAGAGATGTTTGTAAAATCTATCTCCACCTCATCAAGCAAAATCACTGTTAGAAGAGGTCAAGATAAAACTTTACCCACATCACATGTTAGAGGTAGTGACATTTTAGGCATTGATTATACTCAAAATGCAGAAGGTGTTGGTGTCGATAGCGCAATTATCCCGATGGGAGATGACTTTGGATTTACTGGAATCAGCACATGAAAACCTCGAAATTTGACAACTTAAATGATGCATTTAACGTAGAGTCAATATCTCCAGACAAGATAATTCAATCGACAGAAGATACGCAGATAATTAAAAAAGATGTATTAGATAGTGTTAACGAAGATATAAAAAAAGATTACAAATATACAAGAGGTCAATTATATTCTATAATCGAAAAGGGACAGGAGGCTATTAATGGAATACTTGAGTTAGCACAAGAAAGTGAGATGCCAAGAGCGTATGAAGTTGCAGGACAATTAATCAAAAACGTATCTGATGCAACAGATAAATTAATGGATCTTCAGAAAAAACTCAAGGATGTGAATAAAGAAGAGGAACAGAAGGGGCCATCGACAGTCAATAACGCTTTGTTTGTTGGATCAACATCAGAGTTATCTAAACTATTAAAGTCTGAAATCGATAAGGGTAATAAATAAATCAGGGAGAGGAATCCCGAAGTAATATTTACTCATACAATGTCGGATAAACTACCGTCAATAGAAGATTTCACCATTGTTGGTGATCTTCCATCAGTTGACGACTTAATAACTGAAGAAAAATTACCCTCATTGGACGAGTTCATTGAGAAAGAGGACGAAGATGAAGTAGAAGATACTGCACCTTGTTCTATAGAAGAGAATATAACAGAGAAAGAAAAACAAGATTTAACAGAGATTTTACGTCTTATAAATGACGTAAGAAAAGATATTCCTGAGATTCCAGAGATAAAATCTTATGATGAAGAATTACAAAAAATATCAGAAAATATAGAAGAAGTCAGATCAGAGATTCCTGAAATTCCTGAAGTTAAATATTATGACAATGAGATAGAAACTGTTCACAAATTACTTGATGATTTAAAAGAAGAGATAAATCGAAACGCTGCCGATATACCTGAAATTAAATATTATGATGAGCAGATTAATGAATTAGATGAAAAAATAAAAAATCTGCCAGAGATAAAACATTATGACAGTGATTTAACTTCTTTAAAAGAAGATATCATTGCAGTTAAAGAATCTATACCAGTATTTCCTAAATGGGTAAATGAAGTTAATGAAGTCCCTGATTTTTCATGGATTGGAAAAACATTTAGTGTCATTGATGATGATTTTGTAAAAGTAAATGATGGAATGGATTCGATAAAAAATCGAATCAATAGAGAAGTTCAAGAAATTGCGGAAACATTTGAAGTTAAGGAATTTGAAAATAAAATAGAAGTAGAAAAAATTACAAAAAATTTAAAAGAGACTAAAGATAAAATTTTCAAAGAATTAAGAGAAGCGGCTTTAAAGATATGGGATCACCACCATGAATTTAAAGATGATGATCGTAAATTAAAAAAACAAATTCTTAGTCATTATAATGCTTTAAAACAGAAAGTAGATAGTGAAGTTAAAGAATTTAATCGTAAAAATTTAGAAACAAAAGATTTATCAAAAGGATACTTTGATACATTAGCAGAAGAAATATCTAATCTTCCTATTCCAAAATATTATGATGATAATATTAAAAATATAGAAAAAGATGTTATTAAGTTAAACAATCATCATGATTATAATACAACTAATATCACAGAGTTATATAAGATAGTTGAAGAATTAAAAGAAAAACAAGAGATATTAAAAGAGGAAGTAAATACTAGACCTATTCAACCAGATCCAAGTGAAGATAATACAGATCCTCTTACACCAACCAATCAAAATTTTGCAACTCATGAAGATCTAGCAGAACATTATAAACTGTTCGTAAACAGAATCCAACAACAATTATATACGATTGGTGGTGGTGGTGCAGGATTTATAAAAGATTTAGATGATGTTACTTTTGATAGTGGAATAGGCACAAATAAATTATTAATTTATAATGGAAATAAATGGGTTGGTATTGCCAGCACAGCTTTAATAGGAAATATATCTGAAGTATCAGGTAATTTTAACGTTGCAGGAAACATAACTGCAACAGCAGCCACATTTACTGGAAACGTTACGGTTGGTGGAACTATCACATATGATGATGTAACATTTTTAGATTCGGTAGGAGTTGCAACTGCTAGAAGTGGTTTAGATGTTGGTGGTGGAAGTATTACTCCGATTATATCAATTCAAGCAGCAACTGATACAACTACAACCACATCAGTATCTACAATTGATAGTTTCAGCAAATCAACGTTTAGATCAGCTCAATATCAAATACAAATAACACAGGGATCTAATTATCATGTTACAACTTTGAATGTTTTACATGACGGGTCAACAGTGTTTTTAAATGAGTTTGGAACGATAAGGACAGGTGCATCTCTTGCATCTTTTGATGCTGATATTAGTTCTGATAATGTAAGAGTTAGAGCAACTCCAACCACGGATTCATCCACTGTTTTTAAATTAACAAAAACCCTAACTAGAGTATGAAGACTTTTAAGGAATTCTTACAAGAGCAACCAACAATGTCGGGGGGAAATCCTCAAGCATATAGTCAGGATGCTGATGATAGTGGCCCTGTTGCCGGTCATGATAAAAGACTATTTCCTCAAGATATAGATCTTTTAGATCAAGGATTCCAAACTGCTGCAGAGACTGGAGAAAATCGTTATAACACATTTTCAAATGTGTATCCAGTTATGAGAGTATCGCTTTCAAATAATCAAGGTGATGGGCCTTCAATAGATAGTATGGTTGCAGCATCAAAGAAATTTGTTAATATAGAGGCAGCAAAAACTGCAGAAAGAATTAAAAAAACCTATCAACAATTCATGGGATACAGATGAAAAGTTTAGATCGTTTTATAGAAGAGGCAGCAAAAAGTGTCTCTCCAAAAAAATGTCCACCCGGATCATATTATTGTTTTGATGAGAAAAAATGCAAAAAAATACCCGGAGGATACCACGTTGGTAGAGGTGGGTTTTTAGAACCTGACTCTAAAAAGAAAAATGGAAATGGAGGTAACGGTAATGGAAATGGAAACGGAAATGGCAATGGAAATGGCAACGGTAATGGATCTGGAAATGGTAATGGCTCTGGTAATGGTGGGAACGGCGGCTCTGGTAATGGTGGGGGTGGCGGCGGTGGAATTGGCGAGGAGGTAGTAAACTTACCACTTCATGTTATAATTCCAAAATCTCAAGTTGAATTTAATCTAGGACTCATGTTTAAAGAGAGTTTAGATCAAGATACGGGAATGTTGTTCATATTTAAAGAGAATGGTGAAAAATATTTTCATATGAAAAATACAGTCATTCCTTTAGATGTTGCTTTTATTGACGAGCAAGGTTATGTTGCTAATATCAAAGAATTATATCCTTTAAAAACAACTGCAATTCCATCAGAATGTAATGCCAGATATGCTCTTGAAGTTAATCGTGGTTGGTTTGAAAGAAATAATGTGAAAATAGGGGATAAAGTTTTAGATATATAATATATCGATCATGTATTTGAATGGAAAGTAAGAAAGGACTGCTAAAGTGGTTCGCTCTTGGTGTTGGCACTTTATTGGGCGTATCACATTTTAGTATGATTGGTTTACTGGCAAATCGAAAAACTTTGCCGGAGATTAATTTACCTGTAGGCCCATATACTTCATATGAAGTAAGAGCAGGGCATGAAGGTTATGAAATAAAATATCGGGCAAATGATCCGAAAGTATTAACAGTAGAGAAAGATATAAACAGAAAAGGTGGTTTTCTTGGTTTAGGAAATAACAAAACAATTGTAAAAGAACAATTTGTTATGAGTTCTAGTGGAGGATATAAACAGGAAAAGAAGCTTAGTGCAGCGCAAGTCGAATGTATCAAAGCAGCAGGAGGAGGAGAGCAAACGGGAAGACTTGTCGGGGGCAGTGTTGGCACTGTTGTTGCTAAGCCTCTTGCCTCTGTCCCCATTGTTGGTTGGGTTCTTGCTGGTGCTGCGACGATGATGGGAATGAATGAAGGTGCTGAGATAGGTGGAAATATGGCACAAGATTTGTCAGATGCATGCCAAGAAGAAAACCTAACTAAATAATAACACGATAACTCGTAAACATGACACCATCTCAAATTTCAGCATTAGAACATTGTGGTATCAAAGTTGAAGATGCCACTGGAGACATTAAGTTTCGTGAATTCGAGTTCATTGATATAATTAAAACAGAACCACTTAAATCACCAAAATCTAATATTCAATACACAGAATATCAAGAAGCAACAAAGCTTCCAGATTATAATAAAGTAGGAAATATAATAGACGTATACTTAGCATGGAGAGGATCAAGTTACATGATCAAAATGTTCTTCCCATCAGTCAAAAAACCATCCCGTAGAGAAGTCCAGATACAGATGCAGAAAGTGTATCCCGGTGCTAAACTCTATAATTATCAGATATCCAATCATGACCCCGGAGCACCAATCCTCCAGACAACAAGAGGATAACAAGAATTTAAAGAAGAAAATAGAAAATTTACAAAAAGTTTTAGAGTTACAACAAAAAACAATTGATCACGACAAAAAATTTATGATTTAAAAAATGCCTACAGTTGAAAATATTTATCTTGGCAATCCTAATTTAAAGAAAGCCAATACACCAATTGAATTTACACAAGAACAGGTATTAGAGTTTGTGGCATGTCGTCATGATCCTGTCTATTTTGCACAAAAATATATAAAGATAGTCACATTGGATCATGGATTGCAACCATTTGCAATGTATGATTTTCAAAAAAAATTAATTGAGAATTTCCATGAAAACCGTTTTAACATCTGTAAGATGCCTCGGCAGACGGGTAAATCTACAACAGTTGTATCTTATCTCCTACATTATGCAGTATTTAATGATAATGTTAATATTGCAATACTCGCTAACAAAGCCTCCACTGCAAGGGATCTTTTAGGTAGATTGCAATTAGCATATGAAAATTTACCCAAGTGGATGCAGCAAGGTATTCTTGCTTGGAACAAAGGTTCATTAGAATTAGAAAACGGATCAAAAATATTAGCAGCATCCACATCAGCATCAGCAGTTCGTGGAGGATCTTATAACGTCATATTCTTAGACGAATTTGCTTTCATTCCAAATCATATTGCAGATCAGTTCTTTGCATCTGTATATCCTACAATATCATCTGGACAAAGCACAAAAGTTATAATAGTATCCACGCCACATGGTATGAATCATTTCTACCGTATGTGGCATGATGCTGAACGTTCAAAAAATGAATATGTTCCTACAGATGTTCATTGGTCGGAAGTTCCGGGTCGAGATGAAAAATGGAGAGAACAAACAATTGCAAACACATCAGAAGCTCAATTTAAAGTTGAGTTTGAATGTGAATTTCTTGGATCAGTTGATACTTTGATTGCCCCAAGTAAATTAAGAAGTTTGGTATATGAGAATCCAATAAAAAGAAATGCTGGATTGGACGTATATGAAGATCCTGCTGTAAAGCATGATTATGTTTGCACAGTTGACGTTGCTCGTGGAGTTGGAAATGATTACTCTGCATTTGTAGTAATTGATATTACAACTTTCCCTCACAAGGTTGTGGCAAAATATCGAAACAACGAAATAAAACCAATGCTGTTTCCCTCAATAATATATGAAGTATGCAAAAGTTATAACAATGCATTTATATTATGCGAGGTGAATGATATTGGTGATCAAGTTGCATCAATTCTCAATTTTGATATGGAATATGAAAATCTCTTGATGTGTTCAATGAGAGGTCGCGCTGGTCAAATTGTTGGGCAAGGTTTTTCTGGAAAGAAAACTCAACTTGGTGTAAAAATGTCTAAGACCGTCAAGAAAGTTGGATCGTTAAACCTAAAAACAATTGTTGAAGCAGATAAACTGATATTTTGTGATTATGAAATATTAAGCGAACTTACAACATTCATACAAAAAAGTAATTCATTTGAAGCAGAGGAAGGATGTAATGATGACCTCGCCATGTGTCTCGTCATATATGCATGGTTAGTTCAGTGTGATTATTTTAAAGAACTTACTGATCAAGATGTCAGAAAAAGATTATATGAGGAGCAAAAAAATCAAATAGAACAAGACATGGCTCCCTTTGGTTTCATGGACGATGGACTTGGCGAAGATACGTTCATTGATTCTGACGGTGATCGTTGGAATAAAGCTGACGAATATGGAGACCGATCTTTTATGTGGGAGTATCGATGATTTATTTTTTACTTACAAGCGCAAGTTTTTTTAACTTTTTATTTTACATTTTTGCGATAGGATTTGTCATTGCATTGATATTAGAGCAAATTGTAAGAAGAGGTGGTGATGATCTAGATATTTTAATTGTTACAACTAATAGAAAATTTTGTTGGCGACAAGCTTGGCTTGTAAATATTCTTTGGTTTTTATGCAATATTCTACTGTATCTTTCAACAAGAGCAGCAGCACCAGTTGGTTCAGATATTATCTGGAGAGGTGAATTGTAAAGAAAAACATTATAAAGAGAATATTAAACTTGTAAATAATAAAGAACAAAGGTAGACTGAGTGGATTGGGATAAAGAAGTAAAATTATCTGAAATGGAGAGTATGATTACTGTTTACGAAAAACACATCGAACATTTAGAAAAAGAAAACGTTGAACTTAAGGACGAAGTTCTTTTTTTAAAAAAACAACTTGAATACAAGACAATGGGAAAACCAACACATGAGGTGAATAATGAGTGGTGATGTAGGTTTATCAGGAGATGACACGATCGTTTTCTATAGTAAAAAAATGACTGAAGCAAAAATGATTGTTTTAGCACACAAAGGAATTAAATTAAATTATGACTCTAAATATGATATTAATAATGTAAAGTCATTAAACAATAAATAATTTCTAGGTAAAACTGAGAACTCGGAGAAAAACATGGCGACTCCTCAATTATCTCCCGGCGTATTGGTCAGAGAGGTTGATTTAACAGTAGGAAGAGCAGATAATGTATTAGACAATATCGGCGCAATAGCGGGCCCATTTCGTCTTGGCCCAATTGATGAACCCATTCAAGTATCAAATGAAGAGGAGTTAATCAAAAATTTTGGTAAACCACTTTCAACTGATAGGCAGTATGAATATTGGATGAGTGCAGCATCATTCTTATCATATGGTGGTGTATTAAAGGTAGTAAGAGCAGACGATGATGACTTAGGTAATGCTAACGCTGGTGTTGGTATTGCATCTACAACTGTCATTGGTGGATCAGGTGGTTTAAAAATAGAAAACTATGATGATTATCAGCAAAATCATGTTGCCGATACAAGTTTCTATTATGCTGCTAAAACTCCGGGTTCTTATGCTAACGGATTAAAGGTTTGTCAGATCGATGATCAAGCAGATCAAATAATCGGAATCAATACAACAAGTTTAGAAGATTACGGTGCAACAATTGGTGTCGGTGTCACAGCAGCATTAACTAATGTTGTCATACCGGGTGCAGGATCAACTGCAACATTCACTGGACATCTGAAAGGAATCATTACAGGTGTGGCAACAGATGCTACAAATGGTGATTCAAAAATTGATGTTAAGATTACTGCAAGAGTATCAAGTGCCGGAACAGAATTTAAAATAGATTATGCACAAAATTCACTAACCAACTCATTTAAAACAGTAACTGAAGGTGGTGGAGCAGGAATTGCAGCAACAACTGTATTCTTTGTGAATAGTTCAGGTATTAACACTGGTGCACCGAACGCACCAATCACAGCTGCATCTGCAGAAATTGTAACAGCAGTAGATTGGTATGATCAACAAACTCTAGGATTAGAAAACTCAACTATTTTCTGGAAAACACTTGCACCTAGACCAGTATCTAATAAGTATACACTTGATAGAAATGGTAAGAACGATGGTATTCACGTTGCAGTCATTGATGATGCTGGAACAATAAGTGGTGTTCAAGGTAATGTTCTTGAGAAACATCTTCACTTATCTAAAGCACATGATGCTATCTCAAATGTAAATTCTCCAGAAAAAATTTACTATAAGCAATATCTTGCAGATAGATCAGAAAATCTTTATGCTGGATTTAATCCATCACAATCACAAGATACTTTCCATAAAACTGCTGCTGGATCATTCCAAGAACCAAGAGCAACAGGATTCTCAACAGGATTTGTTGCAAATACAACTGCTCAAGGTTTGTGGAGTCAAAATGCTCAGAATAATACATTCGCAGCCATAGGTAATGTAACTTACAACCTTGGTGGAGGAACAGATTACACTAGCGTTTCTGGTGCAATTCCTGCTCCCGGAGCAAATGGTGGAATGACTGCTACGCTCTCTGATCTTAAAACAGCGTATGACACACTTTCAAATAAAGATGAACAGGCAGTTGATTTTATAATCATGGGGCCTGGTCTTGGATCTAGAGATTTATCTCAAGCAAAAGCAAATCATGTAATCTCAATTGCAAATGCAAGAAAGGATTGTATTGCTACTGTTGGGCCACATAGAGATGATCTTGTTAACATATCCAACACAACAACACAAACAAATAATTTAATACAATATTTCAGTCCATTAACCTCATCATCATATTGTGTGTTTGATAGTGGTTACAAATATATGTTTGATAGATTCAATAATGAATTTAGATTCATTCCTGCTAATGGAGACACTGCCGGATTGATGGTTCGCACAGCGGTCACTTCATTCCCATGGTTCTCACCTGCTGGTGAACAAAGAGGTGTGTTGAATAACGCTATTAAATTAGCATATAACCCAACCAAAGCACAGAGAGATATACTTTATCCTCAAAGGGTTAACTCTTACATAACCAAACCGGGAATCGGAACATTATTATTTGGTGATAAAACTGGATTGTCATTTGCATCTGCATTCGACAGAATCAATGTTCGTCGTTTATTCCTTACTGTGGAACAAGCACTTGAAAGTGCTGCTGAAGCACAACTCTTTGAGTTGAATGATGAACTAACAAGAGCAAACTTTAGAAATATTGTTGAACCGTTCTTGAGAGATGTTGAAGCAAAACGAGGAATATCAGGATTCCTAGTTATTTGTGATACATCAAACAACACTCCTGATGTTATTGATAATAATGAATTCAGGGCTGACATCTTCCTGAAACCAGCAAGATCAATCAACTTCATCACACTAACATTCGTTGCCACTAGAACTGGAGTTAGTTTTGAAGAAGTCGCAGGTCGAGTTTAATTGAATAAATAACTAAAGGAGATTAACAACTATGGCAACAACTAGAGAAAACAAAACCATTTCTCAATTTAAATCTCAATTAATTGGTGGTGGAGCAAGACCGAATCTGTTTGAGGTAGAGATGGCAACTTTACCTCCGGGCATAGCATGGCCTGCAGATAACTTTAGGTATATGTGCAAAGCAGCACAGTTACCAGCATCAGTTATTGCAAACATTGATATACCATTTAGAGGTCGTATTTTTAAAGTCGCTGGAGATAGAACCATTGAACCATGGAGTATCACAGTTATTAATGATGAAGACTTTAGAATTAGAAAAGCAATGGAAGAATGGGTTGATACAATTGCTAAATTAGAAAATAATTTAGGTGCAACCGATCCAAGTGCATATATGGTTAATGCAAAAGTATTCCAATTAGGTAGAGGATCTGTTCCAAGTTCACAAAATAACGCTGGTGACAGAAATACAGTTTTAAGAGAATATGAGTTTATCGACATATTTCCAACAAGTGTATCATCAATTGACCTATCTTACGATTCTTCTGATACAATAGAAGAGTTCGTAGTTGATTTCGCAGTTCAGTCATTCCAGTTTATTGACGCAGGGGGCACTGACGGTTAACTAAATAGATAAAAAGTAATAAATTATGTCTAAATTATTTGGGTTCTCGATTGAGAACACAGAACCACTATCTCCAAATGTAGTATCTCCAGTCCCTGAAAATAGGGAAGATGAGTCAGACTACTTTATGAGTAGTGGTTTTTTTGGTTCTTATGTTGACATTGAAGGTGTATTTAAAACTGAATTTGATTTAATAAAAAGATATCGTGAAATGAGTCTGCATCCAGAAGTGGATAGTGCCATTGAAGATATTGTAAATGAAGCTATAGTTTCTGATACAAATGATCATCCAGTTGAAATTGATCTAGATCATTTAAATGCAAGTGATGGTATTAAAAAGAAAGTAAGAGAAGAATTTAAATATATTCTTGATTTATTGGATTTTGATAAAAAAGCACATGAGATATATCGTAATTGGTATATTGATGGTAGAATCTATTACCACAAAGTAATTGATATTAAAAAACCAGAAGAGGGTATTCAAGAATTAAGATACATAGACGCAATCAAAATGCGTTATATAAGACAAGAACAAAAATCAAAAGAGGACAAATATAAAGTAAACAATCTTTTATCAGATAATCCTACTGATTATCCCTTTCCAAAGATAGAGGAGTATTTTGTTTATAATCCAAAAGCTGCATATCCAACTGGTAACATTCAAGCAAGAGGTGCATCTCAAGGAATTAAAATGTCAAGAGATTCAGTCTCTTATTGCACATCTGGTTTAGTAGATAGAAATAAAGGAACTACATTATCATACTTACACAAGGCCATCAAATCACTCAATCAATTACGTATGATTGAGGATAGTTTGGTGATATATAGATTATCCCGCGCTCCAGAGCGTAGGATTTTCTACATTGATGTAGGAAACTTGCCGAAGATCAAAGCAGAACAATATCTCAGAGATGTGATGATGCGATATCGAAACAAATTAGTTTACGACGCTAACACAGGAGAGATCCGCGATGACAAAAAGTATATGGCGATGCTTGAAGATTTCTGGTTGCCTAGAAGAGAAGGAGGGCGTGGAACTGAGATTTCTACTTTACCGGGAGGTCAAAATCTCGGAGAGATCACGGACATCGAATACTTCAAGAAAAAACTCTATAGATCGCTCAATGTCCCGCCGTCGAGAATGGATGGCGAAGGAGGATTTAACTTGGGACGATCTTCAGAGATACTGAGAGATGAGTTAAAATTTACTAAATTTGTTGGACGTTTGAGAAAAAGATTCTCAAATATGTTCCATGATATGTTACGCACTCAACTAATATTAAAGAACATTATTACCCCAGAAGACTGGGAAACAATGAGTGAGCACATACAATATGACTTTTTATATGATAATCACTTCTCTGAACTCAAAGAATCTGAGTTATTAAATGAGAGATTAGGTAACGTTGCAACAGCAGAACCATATATTGGAAAGTATTTCTCACAGGATTATGTAAGACGTAAGATACTTAGACAAACTGATGAGGATATCATAGAACAAGATAAATTAATTAAACAAGAAATTGCGAGTGGTGCAATTCCAGATCCAAGTATTCCTGTTGATCCACAAACAGGTTTACCAATGGATCAAGCTGGATCTACAGGAGATCTTGGTGCACCAGTTCAAGAACCAGATCTAGAATCTGAAGGTGGTGCAACAGAAGCACCCACTATCCCTAGTGGTGGGGAAATATAAATATAAAAGGTTAAAGTATTATTTTCTAAAATATGGACGATTTAATGGATATGATCATCGCTGATGAATCGCCGTCACAAATTAGTGATACGATTAAAGATGCTTTGTTTTCAAAATCAGCTGAGCGTGTTGATGCCTTTCGACCTCAAGTGTCTTCATCAATTTTTGATAATGGTGAAGTAGAGGATGAAATAGAGGATGAAGTAGAAGCAGAGACTGAAACAGATGTAGAAGCTGAAGCAGATACTGAAATAGGTGACGAAGAGTAACCTATAAATAAATAAAAAATGATCTAGAGTATATCAATGGCTTTAAGAACTGTCGGGACAGGGGCATCACTACCAATAAAAGTGGGTGTAGCGCAGACATCTTCGTTTTTCACAGTGCAATCAGGTTACATGCGTGTAGTCGCAAAAGGATCTGGTGCACATGTCACTATTGGAACCGATGCTAGTGCAGCAATAACTGATTTGTATATTCATGCAGGCCCCGAAGGTGAAACTTTATCAATGACTAAGGCATCGCAAAGAGTTGTTGGTATAAGCACTGGAACAACAACTGTTCTCACTGCACCTGAAGGAACACATATGCCATTTGTTCCCGGTGACATCGTAACAGTTGAATTTGGTAGTAATGCATCTGTTGATACTAATTACAGTGCAAAACTAACTGGTGGAGTATCAGTTCTTTCAGTTGATAATAACATTCCAAATGTTATATCAGATAACTTTGCTCGCAGTAACATTACTGTTGCAGCAGATACATCGGGTATTATCACAGCATTTAATTCAGCAGCAGATTCCACTGTAAGAAAAGTTTTAAAACTATCTTGCATTGCTGCAACGGGTGAAGGTGCTGCTAATAGTGTATTCCATTTTCAACAAGTTCAAACTACAGGTAGTGCGTAATGAAACTGATTAGAGAAGAAATCGAAACCGTTGAATTTCTTGTCGAACAAAAGAACGGCAAAAAATCAATGTATATCGAAGGTGTATTCTTACAAGGAAACATTAAAAACCGTAATGGTAGAATGTATCCTATGGAAACTCTTCGTAAAGAGGTTTCTCGTTATAATGAGAATCACATACAATCTGGAAGAGCACTTGGTGAATTAGGTCATCCCGAAGGCCCAACTGTTAATCTAGACCGTGTTTCCCATAAAATTGTATCACTCAGAGAGAACGGATCCAATTTTATTGGAAAGGCAAAATTATTATCCACACCAATGGGTAAAATTGCGTCTTCTCTCGTCGAAGAAGGAGTCAAACTCGGAGTCTCATCTCGTGGAGTTGGATCTCTTAAAATGACAAGAGAAGGTATAAATGTAGTAGGAAGCGACTTTATGTTGGCGACTGCTGCAGATATAGTTGCCGACCCTTCCGCACCAGATGCTTTCGTTGAAGGAATCATGGAAGGAAAGGAGTGGGTATGGGATGGAGGAATACTTCGAGAGAAGTATGCTGAAAAAACATACAAACAAATTAATACATTAACAGATCAGAAAAAATTAGATGAGCAGAAATTGAACCTGTTCAACGACTTTTTGTCTAATTTATAACTTTTCTAAATAAAAATAGTTTCAAATCAAGACTCATCGGAGTAGTTAAAATGTCTCGTGGCACAAAATTACAAGAAATGGAAGTAAAGACACAGCAATCTAAATCCGCTGTCAATGCTAACGCCAAGCCAGGCGATCCAATGCCAAAACTTACAACAGGTGGAACACCACCAACATATGAAGATCTCGGAGGGCCAACTCCTGAGAATTATAGACCAGATGATGATTCGGCAAAAATCAAAGAGCCAGGCGGTTCCCTTAAACAAGTTAAGGATGTCGTTAACAAAGGTGCTAAAGGAGCAGACCCCATGAAGTCCGGTGGGAAAGGTTACAAGGAGGAAGAAGAGGTGGAACTCGAAGACCAGCAAGAAATTGTTTCTGAAGATGACGCTGCTACCGAAGAGGAAGTAGTTGCAGAAGAAGATCAAGTAACCGAAGAGCAAGTTGAAACTTATGACATCGATGATGATGTCAAAGCTTTACTTGGAGGAGAAGAACTCTCTGAAGAGTTTAAAAACAAAGCAAAAACAATCTTTGAGACTGCGCTCAAGTCTAAAGTTGCCGAAGTAAGGTCACTTTTAGAGCAGCAATACGAGGAAAAACTCGGACAAGAGATTGTTGAAGCAAAAGAGGAACTCTCAAGTAGAGTTGACTCATATCTTGAGTATGTCGCTGACGAATGGTTTACTGAAAACCAGTTAGCAGTAGAGACAGGACTCAAAGAAGAACTTACAGAATCATTCCTTGGTGGAATGAAAAGTCTTTTTGAAGAACATTATGTATCAATCCCTGAAGACAAATACGATGTGCTTGAGAGCATGGTAGAAAAACTTGATGACATGGAAACAAAACTCAATGAGCAAATTGAGAAGAATATTGGATTAAACAAACGTCTCGCAGAGTCGGTTGCCGATGGTATTCTTGATGAAGTTTCTGAAGGGCTCGCGTCCACACAGAAAGAGAAGCTCGCTTCACTTGCCGAAAGTGTAGAGTTTGAAAGTGAATCCGAATATCGTGAGAAGCTAGAGGTTTTAAGAGAATCATATTTCTCTTCAAAATCAACACCTTCATCAGCTAAAACTGAAACTTTATCTGAGGGAGTAGATAGTTCACCTGAATCAGTTCAGGGTTCTATGAGTGCATACCTGAAAACACTTTCAGCATTTAGCAAAAACTGATTTTAAAATTAAATCAAACGTAAACTTTAAAAGGTAAATCCGCAAATGTTTCAATCAGAATCATTGCAGGAAAAGTGGAAGCCACTTCTTAACTATGAGGGCCTTGATGAAATCAAAGATCCCCATCGTAAAGCAGTTACCGCTGTCCTGTTAGAAAATCAAGAAAAATTCCTCAGAGAGGAGCAAGCATTTACATCAGGAATCAACCTGATGGAACAACCAACTGTTAATACAAACACTGGTGCTAATGCTGGTTTCAGTGCTGGTGCAACTGCATCTGGCCCTGTCGCTGGTTTTGACCCTGTATTAATCAGTCTTATCCGTCGTTCTATGCCTAACTTGGTCGCATATGACCTAGCAGGTGTTCAACCAATGAGCGGCCCAACTGGACTTATCTTCGCGATGAGATCCAAGTATAACACCATGTCCGGTGGAAGTTCTACAGAAACATTCTACAACGAAGTAGATTCTGCATTCTCCGGTCGTGACAGAGGAACTAACGCCGAAACAGGTTTTGTTGACGGTGCAGCTGGTATGGGAACAACATCTGTTTCTGCTACTAACCCTGCAGTTCTTAACCCTGTATCATCTGCTGATTCCACATCCTACAGAGTAGGTCAAGGAATGAGAACAGACGAGGCAGAAGCGTTGAATACTGGTCAAGATCAGTTCAACCAGATGGCATTCTCAATCGAGAAGATCACTGTTACTGCTAAGTCCAGAGCACTAAAGGCAGAGTATAGTTTAGAACTTGCTCAAGACCTTAAGGCAATCCACGGATTAAACGCAGAGGCAGAACTTGCTAACATCTTATCAACTGAGATACTTGCTGAGATAAACAGAGAAGTTATCAGAACAATCTATAAGACTGCAGAGCAAGGTGCTGTTCAAAACGTTGCAACCGCTGGTATATTTGACTTAGACGTTGACTCCAACGGTAGATGGTCAGTTGAGAAGTTCAAAGGACTACTCTTCCAGATCGAAAGAGATGCGAACGCAATTGCACAAAGAACTCGTAGAGGAAAGGGTAACATCATCCTTTGTTCTGCTGACGTTGCTTCTGCTCTAACAATGGCTGGCGTTCTTGACTACACTCCTGCACTTAATGCTAACCTTAACGTTGATGACACCGGTAATACATTTGCTGGAACATTACAAGGTAAGTTCAGAGTATACATCGACCCATATGCTGCTAACCTAACAGGTTCTGCATCTGGTGGTGCTGCTCCTACAGGTGGTAATCAATACTATGTTGTTGGTTACAAAGGAACATCTCCATACGATGCTGGATTGTTCTACTGCCCTTACGTTCCACTTCAGATGGTTCGTGCAGTGGGAGAAAATAGTTTCCAACCAAAAATCGGGTTTAAGACTCGTTATGGTATGGTTGCTAACCCATTCGCAGAAGGCACACAAGCAGGTCTTGGTTTCCTTAGTGTTAACTCAAACCGCTACTACAGACGTGTTGCTGTTAAAAACCTTATGTAAGCGAGATGCTTATATATCTTTCAAAGAGACCCTTGACGGGTCTCTTTTTTTATGCTATTCTATAAAAGCATACACACATTTACACTATGAAACCCGTAGCACGAGTAACCGACAAGTTTGATGTCGTCACTTTTTTAGCAGATCAATATCTATTAGAGTCTATTAATAGTATCGATAAAAGATTAGGGCAAGGATATGCCAAAAAGAATCCTCAATTAGTTTCTACAATGGTTAAAGTTATGCAAGATTGTTCTTTTGTTAATGAAGGACAAATTGCAGTATTAAATTAGCAAGAGGAGACCCGAAAGGGTCTCTTTTTTATCTAAATAAAGAAAAGAGTAATAATATGTCTCGACCATCACAAATTGAAAATAGAAATTTTCTCTCTCCAGTTGGGTTTAAATTTAATCTTAAACGAAGTCCGGGGGTTGCTTTCTTTTGCAATACTGCAAATATTCCAGACCTCAACTTAGGAGTTGCCAACCAACCCAATTACTTAAGAGATATACCAGTTCCCGGTGATAAAATTGATTTCGGTGATTTAAACATCCGATTTCTTGTTGATGAAGACTTAAAAAATTTCATGGAAATACAAAAATGGTTAAGAGGTTTAGGTTTTCCAGAAGAAGTTCAAGAGTTTCGTGATTGGGAAGCAAGTGGACTTCAACCAAAAAGAAACTATGGTAAAGCACCTCAAGATATTTTTTCTGATGGAACTTTACAAATTTTAAGTAGTAACTTTATTCCTAAATTTAATGTTACATTTAAAGATTTATGGCCTTATAGTTTGACTACTTTATCATTCGATGCTACAGATACAGATATTGAATACTTTACAGCTGATGCAAGTTTCAAATATACCATGTATAATATAACTGACTTATCCAATAATCCTTTATGATTGATCTTGAAAAACTTCAAGAGATGTGGGAAAAAGATGCAAAAATAGATCGTGATAATCTACATGATGAGTCACTTAATATCCCCTCTCTACATGCAAAGTATTTTGAATTATATAATACAATCTTTCTATTAAGAAAAAAAGCAGAACAACAAAGAAAAAATATTCGTCATGAACGGTATGAGTATTTTAGTGGAAAAGCAGATCCAGATGTTTATATTGAGAATCCATTTCCAAAAAAGATAAGAGATAAAGATACCATGACTAAGTATCTTGATGCAGATGATAAATTATCAAATGCCACTTTGAAAATAGATTACTATGATACGATGTTAGTATATCTCGAAAGTATTCTTAAAGTAATACAAAATAGAACATTTCAAATTAAAAATGCCATTGAGTTTATGAGATTTAATTCTGGACTGGGTTGATAAATACATATAGATTTATGGATCTATGTGACAGCAAACGTTGTTATATCTAAAGCAAATGAAGTATTCTTGACAGTAAATGCTGAACCACACATTCAGTATGAACTTCGAGATCATTTCACATTTCAGGTTGAGGGTGCAAAGTTTATGCCCCAATATCGTAATCGTAACTGGAATGGTGAAATACATTTATTTGATCTACGGTCAAAAAGAATTTACATTGGACTGTTAGATCGTATCATAGCATTTTGTAAGAAGCACGATTATAGTTATAGATTTGAAGATAATGAATATTACGGATCTCCTTTTGAGTTGAATGAAAGGATTTCATATGAAGGTGTAAAAGATTATATACGTTCTATTTCAAGAATTTCCCCTCGTAATTATCAGATAGATGGAGTATATGATGCCTTACGGCACAATAGAAAATTATTGATATCACCGACTGCTTCAGGTAAATCTTTGATGATTTACGCTCTTGTAAGATATTATGTAGATAAATCTCAAAAAATCCTGCTAGTTGTTCCAACGACATCCCTTGTAGAACAGATGTATAAGGACTTTCAAGATTATGGTTGGGATTCTGATTCATACTGCCATCGAATATATTCTGGAAAAGAAAAGACCAATGAATATCCAGTTACGATTACAACATGGCAATCTGTATATAAACTTGAAAGATCTTTCTTTGAAGATTATAGTGTAATCATTGGAGATGAAGCTCACCTGTTTAAGAGTAAGTCATTAATATCTATAATGACAAAACTACATCATGCAAAATATCGTTTTGGATTTACTGGAACTTTGGATGGAACACAAACACATAAGTGGGTATTGGAGGGATTATTTGGCCCATCATATAAAGTAACTAAAACAGATGAATTGATGAAGCAGGGTCATCTATCTCAATTGGATATACAATGTTTGGTTCTCAAACACTCTCCACAAAAATTTGAAACATATGAAGATGAACTGCAATATTTAATCACACATTCACAAAGAAATCGTTTCATTACTAACTTAGCACTTGATCTAAAAGGTAATACTCTTATCTTATACAGTCGAGTAGAAACTCATGGTGCAGTTTTATATGAACTAATAAATACTAACAAGAGTGGTAATCGAAAAGTTTTCTTTGTTCATGGTGGTGTGGATGCTGAAGAAAGAGAACAGATTCGTGAAATCACTGAGAGAGAAGTGAATGCTATTATTGTTGCATCCTATGGAACATTTTCAACAGGTATCAATATTAAAAACTTGCATAATATTGTTTTTGCCTCTCCGTCAAAGTCTCGAATTAGAAACCTCCAAAGCATTGGCAGAATACTCAGAAAAGGAACTAACAAAACCAAAGCTATTCTATACGATATCTCTGATGACTGCTCTAATAAATCTAGAAAAAACTACACATTAAATCATCTAATAGAAAGAATAAAAATTTATAACGAAGAAAACTTTAACTATGAAATAATTACAATTCAATTAAAAGGAGACAAATGATAGAAGACGATTTTTATGCTACAATAAAATTTAAGAATGGTGAAGAAATATTTGCCAAGGTAGCAGCCTCTGAAGAAGAGGATAGAACTTTACTTATTGTATCTAATCCTATCGTTATTAATGAAGTTAAAGCAAAGAATGGAATTTCTGGATATCGAATTGAACCATGGTTAAAAACAACTAAAGAAGATATATTCATGATTAATTTAACAGATATCCTAACCTTATCAGAATCATATGATGTTGAAGTAATTTCAATGTATCAAAAATGGGTAAAGGATACGACAAGAGTAAAAAACAAAGAACCAAAACTAAGTCGTGAAATGGGATATATTGCTAGTGTAAGTGATGCAAAAGATATATTAGAAAAACTATTTAAACTTAAAGGCTAATTACCCTTGAACCTCTACAAAGGTTATTCTACACATATTTTAATACCTTGTCAAGTAGCTTGCTATTTTGATACAAAAATGTTATAATTTCTACATAATAATGATTAATAGTTATGGCAATAATTAAACCTATGCCGAAAAGAAAACGATCTGAACATTATGTGAATAACAAAGAGTTTCTTGCTGCTTTGATTCGATACCGTGAAGATGTAGAGATAGCAGAAATTAGAGGTAATCCAAAACCAGTTATTCCAAGATATATTGGTGATTGTTTTTTAAAGATTGCTAATCATCTATCATTTAAACCAAACTTTGTAAATTATATGTTCAAGGAGGACATGATCTCTGATGGAATCGAAAATTGCGTTCAATACATACATAATTTTAATCCTGAGAAATCCAAAAATCCTTTTGCTTACTTTACGCAGATTATTCATTTTGCGTTTCTCAGGAGAATACAAAGAGAAAAAAGACAATTAGATATTAAAAATAAAATACTAGAAAGATCCGGTTATGATGAAGTCTTTCATGGTGATAAGGTTGACGGAATGGCTACTTCCGACTATAATCAAATTAAGGATGCAGTGCACTCTAAACTACGTTATTAATGAAAATTGCGATTATAACAGATCAACACTTCGGGTGTCGTAAGAACTCGCAAATTTTTCATGATTATTTTTTGAAATTTTATAATGATATATTTTTTCCTAAACTAGAAGAAGAAGGTATCACTACCATAATTGATATGGGAGATACTTTCGATAGTCGAAAGGGGATTGATTTTTCTGCTTTAACTTGGGCAAAGAAAAATTACTTTGATAGACTTAAGCAGATGGGTATAACAGTTCATACTATTGTTGGAAATCATACTGCATATTATAAAAATACAAATGAAGTAAATGCTATTGATTTATTATTGAAAGAATATGACAATGTAAGAGTATATTCTGAAACAACTAATATATGCATAGATGGATTAAATATTCTTCTTGTTCCTTGGATCAATTCAGAAAATAAAGAAAAAAGTTTAGCATTAATTAAAGACTCACAATCTCCTGTTTGTATGGGACATTTGGAGTTAAAGGGTTATAAAGTAAATGAATATGTTGTAATGGATCATGGGTTAGATGATAAACCTTTTGAAAAATTTGAAAGAGTTTTCTCTGGACATTTTCATACAAGATCAAATAATGGTAAAGTTTATTACTTTGGTAATCCTTATGAAATGTATTGGAATGATTATGATGATACAAGAGGATTTCATTTCTTTGATACAAACACCTTAGAGCATACTGCAGTTAATAATCCATATCGTTTCTTCTATAAAATTTATTATGAGGATACACCTCATCAAACTTTTGATACAAGAGAATACGAAAATAAAATTGTAAAATTAATTGTTCGTAAAAAATCTGATCCTAAAAAGTTTGAAAAGTTTATTGATAAATTATATGCTTCAAATATTCATGAACTTAAAGTTATTGAAAATTTTCAATTGCATGAGAATGAAGAGTTTGAGGCTTTTGAATCAGAAGACACTCTCTCTATTTTAAATAGGTATGTTGAAGAATCTGATGTTGATCTCAAAAAATCTACAATACAAGATTTGATTAAAGAAGTTTATCAAGAGGCATGTGAATTAGTTTAATGTTTGTTCTAACAATCGTAGGAAGAGAAGATGAAGGAGCATACTCTGTTCAAAATGAAGAAGGTGATAGTATCTTGTATCTTTTTGAAGAACAAGACGATGCTGTTAGATATGCTATGATGTTAGAGGATATGGATTATCCTGAAATGCATGTGATGGAAGTCGATCCAGCTGCTATGTTAAACTTATGTCAAAATTATGATTATGAATACACGGTTATTACTCCAAATGATATTGTTATCCCACCTGATATAGAGCATGATTTTATTTGAAAAAGTTCGTTGGAAAAATTTCCTTTCAACGGGTGATCAATATTCTGAGATAGATTTTCAAGGTTCATCTACAACTTTGATAGTGGGATCTAATGGAAGTGGAAAGAGCACAGTTTTGGATGCTTTAACTTTTGGTTTGTTTTCAAAACCATTTCGTAAGATAAACAAAAGTCAATTAATTAATACTGTTAATGAGAAAGATTTAAGAGTTGAAGTTGAATTTGTAATAGGAACAATAACATGGAAAGTAATTCGTGGTATCAAACCAAATATATTTGAGATATGGAGAAATGATAAACTACTTGATCAGTTTGCATCTGTAAATGATCAGCAAAAATGGTTAGAACAAAATGTAGTAAAGATGAATTATAAATCGTTTACACAGATTGTAATTCTAGGATCAAGTAACTTTGTCCCATTCATGCAATTAAGTGCAACGAATCGTAGAGAAGTAATTGAAGATTTACTTGACATAAAAATATTCACATCGATGAATAATATTATCAAGGATAAGATTAGGCAAGTTAAAGAGAAAACAAAAACTTTAGATCTTAAAAAAGAATCTTTAATTGATAAAGTTTCTATGCAAGAAAGATTTATGAATGAAATAGAGACTCGTGGTAAAGAGGATATTGAAAAGAAGAAAAAAAAGATGGATAGTTTAGGTGATGATATTTGTGTTTGTATTATGCAGAATGAGGAGGCAGAGGATAGTATCTATGGATTGCAGCAAAAACAAGAAAAATTAACAGCAGCATCAGACACTTTAGCTAAACTTAATAATTTAAAAGGTCAGATATCTAATAAAGTATCAATGATATCTAAAGAGGATAAATTTTTTAAAGACAATACGGTTTGTCCTACATGCACTCAGGAAATCGATGAAGATTTCAGAATAAATAAAATCAATGACGCTCAAAATAAAGCAAAGAAGTTGCAATCAGGTTATAAAGAACTTGAAGATACAATTAAAAAAGAACAAGAAAGAGAGCGTCAATTTACAAAAATATCAAAGGAGATTACTAAACTCACGCATGGCATTTCTCAAAACAACTCTCTCATCTCTAACTGTCAAAAACAACAACGAGATCTTAAAGATGAAGTTCAAACACTTACCAATCAAATTGAAAACAGAAATACTGAGCATGAAAAGTTAGAAACATTTAAACAAAATCTCCAAGATACATATGAAGAATTAGGGTCTCAGAAAGAGAAAATAAAATATTTTAATTATACCTATGAGTTATTGAAAGATGGTGGAGTTAAAGCAAAAATTATAAAGAAGTATTTACCATTAATAAATCAACAGATAAATCGTTATCTACAGATGATGGACTTCTATATTAATTTTACTCTTGATGAAGAGTTTAATGAAACCGTTCAATCACCAATTCATGAAGATTTTTCATATGCTTCGTTTAGTGAGGGAGAAAAACAAAGAATAGATTTAGCTTTGTTATTTACTTGGAGAGAAGTTGCTAAGTTTAAAAATTCAATATCTACTAATTTAATGGTATTGGATGAGGTGTTTGATAGTTCACTTGATGGTCAAGGAACAGAGGAATTTTTAAAGATAATTAAATATGTTATTGAAGATGCTAACATATTTGTTATTTCTCACAAAACAGGTCTAGATGATAGATTTGAAAATGTGGTAAGATTTGAAAAAATTAAAGGATTCAGTAGGATGGTATCATGATTGGAATTGTTGGTAATGGTTTTGTTGGCAACGCTGTCTATCAAAATTTTAGAGACAAAACACAATGCAAGGTCTATGACACAGACAAAAATAGATCTTTAAATACTTTAGGAGAGGTAATAAATGAGAATTTTATTTTCGTTTGTTTACCAACCCCAATGAGATATGGGGGTGAGTGTGATTTATCAATCTTAAATAAATTTTTTGAGGATTTGCCAGATCATATTACTGGAACATTTGTTATCAAATCAACTGTTCCAATAGGAACAACTAAAAAGTTTTTTGAGAGACATAATGTAATTCATAATCCAGAATTTTTAACTGCTAGAAATGCAATAAAAGACTTTGCAAATTCTGAGAGAAATATTGTTGGTGGTGATATGGAATTATGTGTTGATTTTGTTCGTATGTTTGAAGGATATTTTCCTCACATTCCAAGTATCATTACAACTTCTGATGAGAGTGAAGCAATTAAGTATTTTTCAAATACATTTCTTGCATACAAAGTAGCATACTTCAATAAAATATATGATTTATGTC